TTTGGCTATTCCCGGATAACGGTATACATGGTTGATCATTGTGAACTCTTTGGAATCAATTTGAACAGATGGCTTATCAACAGATACAACAGTGGGAATCAAGAATTCACCAATTGACATGATGAATCTATTCTTTTGTTTAATTTGTATGTTTGGATTTGTCCACCATGCCATTTAATATTCCTTCTATTGCGCTGTTCCGTAATATTCAACGCCATCGATTAGACATGTTGCCCAATCGTATCTAATTTCCAAGGACAATTCAATTAATTCATCTCCAGTGTAATCTAGATCTCCAAACTTCATATCTTTAATGAATGGATTCTTAAGAGTCCAAGATTCAATTGGGTTTCCTTCTGAATCAATTTGATTTATGACGATTGGCCCGATTGCAGATGCAGCTTTGGATTTAGAGACAGTTCCCAAGTCATTTGAGTTTGCAAACATTCTGTAACCCGAAGCAGTAATAAGCTTGTTCATTTGTTGAACTGCATCTTGTGTCTGATTAGGATCAGCTGGATCAACCAGTGTTAAAGTAACTGGGTTCCACTCAACTCTTCCTGGAAAATAAAACTTTTTGTCCAAGAATGTGTGATCAGTTTCAGAAACCGTAATTGCTGGCTTTGTTACACTTTTAGCATACCAAACAATACCATCGGTAGCGACACCGTCAGCTGATGCGGCTTGGGCAGTACCCATAAGGCCGGGAAACTCTACTGTAAATCTGAATTTTCTTTTTGGATCTCCTTGACCCTCTGTTAGTGGTGTTGACCAAAATGCCATGACTATTTTCTCCTGTTTACTTTAATTAGTCCTTAAACGAAATCCGCGCCTGTTCTAGTGATTACAAAGTCAACTACGATGTACTCAATAGCGCGTGCTGGCTTAACATAGATCTTAGCATACATGATGTTACGATCAATAAGGTCAGCGGTAGTTGTTGTTTCATCAAGCACCAATTTATATCCAGACAATCCAAATCTTGCTTGAGTGTCTGCCAACAATGGCTCGACTTGTCCTTTAAATCTGTTCCAAGTTGATTGGACGTTCTGATCGAACAACAGATTTCTTGCAACAGTATTTACTCTTGCTTTCAAGAATAGAAGCAAACGACGAACGTTGATTCTATCCAAAGCAGATTGGCCAGCTTGAAGAGTTTTTTGTCCGAAGATCACAACACCCTCAGCAGGGAAAGTTGCAATTGGGTTAATGTTAACTTCATATAAAGCATCTCGCTCTTTTGAGTCAAGACGTTGTCTTGCTTGCAATACAGAAGGTCCTCTAGGGCCGCCAAGAGAGCCCAATCCGCCGCGGTTAAAGCCGGCAGGGGCAAACCATAGCTCTGATTGTGCTTGAGAGCGTCCTAAAGCTCCTAGGGCTGCTACTGAAGGTGGTACCCATACGAGCTGAGAGCTGTTCAGGTTATCCGAGATTTGAACCCATGGATAGAAAGTTGCAGCATAACTTGAGTTTAAGTTTCTTGATTTCAATGAGGAAATAGCTTCAGATACAGAACCCAACTTTGTTTCATCTGTATCACCAGCAAGTCGTTCAGCTGGTGGAAGATAGTCGTCTTGAAGATCGATTAATGCAAGAACATCTTTTCTTCTTTCTGCTGTTTGCATAAGCTTATTTGTTACCGTAGTATCTCTAAATCCAGGAGCAAGCAGCAAGTTTGCTGGTACAACTTCTGAATCAGCGATAGAATCAATCGCCTTGTTGATTGAATACTTGAGATAATTTTGATCGTCATTGGAACCTTCTGACATCAATCCATCTCTAAATGGCTCTTTCTCCTTAATATCTAATCCATCAAATCCACCATGCAAAGGCATAACAAACTGTTTAACATTTTTATCGAGCAATTCACCAAAGCTGTTTAGTTGAGAATAAGAAGTGCTGTCTGAATAAGCACCAGATACGTAAGTTACTACATTGGTAGATGTATTGATTACAATGTCGTCTAGAGAGAAGATAAATGAATGTTGATAATCCGATGCAGGAGTATGTGAGTCAATCCCTGCTGGCAATCTTCTTAAGTAATCGATGAAATCTGGATCGTGAGAAGTGCTTGAGTCAGAAAGTTTTGGACGAATACCCCAGTATGCTCTGTAAGGATCTGGAGCTCCACCGTCGGTTCCGCTTACTCTCAAAGGAAGAGAAGGGAAATTGAACGATGCTGTGAAGTTTTGAGGTCCATCAACGAAAACATCTGCGTCACCACCAGCAAGAGGCATATCGGCGTTACCTTTAACGAATACACCTGCAAAACTGTTTGTATCAGTACCTTCAGTTAAAGTTCCTAAACTTATCTCATTACCATCCCCGCCGGTATCTGAGACACTAATATTGAAGTGTGGCCCTGTAATGTCTGCGGTGATCGTTATAACGTTTGACGGAGCAGATGCAGAATAGCCATCTATACTGTTCAGTAGGGTTGCCATTGCTGATGCTTGAGTTCCTGGACTGACTACAGTCGCTGAGTCAATCTTGGCTGCATTGTTTGTGAAGGTTGTCGCTGTTGTCGCTCCATCTTCAAAAGTTATAACAAAGGCACCAAGGTCTGGGTGCGTTAAAGTAAATGTTTCTCCATCTACAAATGCATTGGCGACTGTGACGTCTCTTGTTGATTGCACACCTGTATTATCAACTGTTCCAAAAGCATGAGGTTTTGTTGAACCATAAGCTAAAGTAAATCCTTTGGGGCGAACAGGCCCTTTAAAACCAGCGGGCAAGAACCCTTGACCACCACCATCTTTGATGAATTGCTTAATATCAACATAAATGATGTCAGATTGATTTTGGAATTCTCCATAAGTTCTGTATCTTCTATCAGTGTTTGACCAAAGTTGATATTGATCACCAATTCTTTTACCGATATAGTTTCTGGAAGAAGGATTTAAGTTCAAGCCGGTATAGCGCTCAACTGTTTGTCCTGCAACTGTTTTAATTGAAACTGTAAATGTTCCGTATGGATTTACATTTGCATTAGATGGTTCGTTGATGTCTTCAATTGCGATGACATAATCTTTTTGAATATCTTCACCAACATGTAATGATTTAAATCTGAACAATTCTGACTGATCTTTTTCTCTCTGAGCGATAACCCAACCGGTCATTGATTCCGCTGCAGCTTCTCTGTGATCACCCCAGTTTGTCGAAGAGTTTTCGAGAGGAAGAAGGATTCCATAAACTTCACCAGTTCCCTTGCTCAATAAATCTAAGTCGCTAATTTCTCTAGTGAATGTTTCTCCAAGCCAATATGTCTTTCTTTGAGCAGAAGCAACTGTATCCTCATTTACAAGTTGAGGGTTTGTATTAAGAACAGATCTAATGTATTTGCCACTAGTTCTGTCAAAGTTAATAAGGATATCTCCAGAGGTTGTATCGGCTTGACCTTCATCATAAATTTTTAGTTTGAATTCGCAATTGGTTCCGGAGCTTTTGATAAATGTTCCTGCTTTTACTGCATTTGTATTTCCAGCATGATCAGTCCCTTTAAGTGCAATGTATCCCTTATTAGCATAAAGTACCGCTGCAAGAGATCCTGTTCCGAAGTGGGTTGAACCCGACTCAACCAAAAACAATCCATAAGCTGTTGAATTATCTGCTTGTGTCGAAGATAGAGAGCCACTCAAATTCCAACCAGCTTTTCCAAGACCGGTCGCAGATGGGTTACCACTCTGTTCTCCAACTAATCTAACCATAGTTACTGGTGAGTTTTCTGATGCAAGCCATGCTTGAGCAGCATATGATGCATAGGTAGGAGCAGTCATGTTGCCCTCTCTCCACACGTCACCTTGAACGCTCGATCCACCAGCTACTGGCAATCCAAATACAGCAACATAATCGTCCAAGTTTCTAATTCTTACCGGCTTATTAGCTGGTCCTTTTCTTGTACGACCAATAATAATTGGGCCTTCTGCTTCTGCTTGCTGCGGGATGAAGCTCTGGTCAATCTCGCGGATTTCAACTCCGGGTGAAAGAAAGTCAAATTTTTTAGCCATGGATTTATCTCCTTAATAAAATCATTTTCCTAATAAATAGTAGCTCTATTTTCCAAAATCATCAAAAATCTCTAAAAGAATCATCGTCGCTTTCCCATGGTTTGGTATCTCCGACAATTGATCTTTCTCGGACAAGCTTTACTTCGACTATTGTTTCTCTTGTTGTAATCTTGGGAGCTTCTTCGTTTTCGCCTTCTCC